TGCCAAGCAGCGTTAGATGCTGGGCAAACTGCGATTGCAATTACAGACCATGGTACTCTCTCTTCACACAGAGATATGCAAATTGCCGCAAAGGAAACTGGCATTAAGCCAATTCTTGGTGTTGAGGCGTACATTTCTCCAACCGATAGGTTCGACAGATCATCTAAAACAGATAAATCTATTCAGGCCTACAACCATATTATTTTGCTAGCGAAAAATAAAAAGGGGTTGGAGAATATAAATATTCTACAAGAACTTGCTTGGAACGAAGGTTTTTATCATAAGCCACGTATTGATAGAGAGGTTTTAAATGATTATAGCGAAGGTATTATCGTTCTTAGCGGATGTCTTAATGGACTCATTAGTAAGGCTATCGATAAAGGTAACATGGAGGAAGCAGAACTTCTTCTCAAAGGCTTTAAACAAACTTTCGGACAAGATTTTTACGTGGAAGTGCAATCACATAACCCTATGGAGATCAACTCCGCCCTTCTAGAATTAGCAGACAAGCTTGGAATTAAGGCGGTGGCAACAGGAGATGCCCACTTTGCTAAAGAAGAAGATAGAATATTAGAAGAAGCGTTATTAATTCTTTCTACATCCCCTAAAGCAGATAAAGATTCAGATTTTGATATGTCTAGAAATATGAAAGACATGTTAGACAGATTTAATTATCTTTATCCTGATCGTAGAATTTCATTTCAAGATATGAATCTGTTTATTCAAAGCCGTTCAGAAATTGAGTCAGATTTTAATAAATCTGGAATTAATCGAACAGACATATATGAAAACACAATGGAAATTGCTGACAAGGTAGAAGATTATGATTTTTATCAAGACCTAGACCTGTTGCCAGTTCCTAAAACAGATGCCGATGAAAGACTTAGGAAGTTGGCTGAAAATGGCTTAGATAGGCTTCAGAAGGCTTCTGACCCTGCGTACATTAATAGACTTAACGAAGAACTATCTATTATTGCTAAGAAAAACTTTGCTTCATACTTCTTGGTGGTGGGAGATATGATTAATTGGGCTAAAGAAAATGATATTCGTGTTGGTCCTGGCCGTGGCTCAGCTGCTGGATCATTGGTTTGCTATGCCTTGGGAATTACAGATGTAGATCCAATTGAGTATAACCTATTGTTTTTTAGATTTATTAATGAAGAGCGTAATGACTTTCCAGATATTGACACCGACTTCGAAGACCGTCGCCGCAAAGAAGTTAAGGATTATTTAAAGAAAAAGTTTAAGCATGTGGCATCAATTTCAACATACACTTATTTTAAAGATAAGGGTGTGGTTAGAGATGCTGCTCGTGTATTTATGGTTCCGCTTCAAGAAGTAAACCGTGCATTAAAAACTGTTGATACATTTGAAGATTTTATTGATTCTCCAAATACAAAAGAGTTTAGAATGAAATACCCAGAGGTAGTTTGGCTTGCAGATAGGTTGCGTGGAAGAATTCGTTCAGTTGGAGTTCATGCTGCAGGTGTTGTAGTTGCTAAAGATGACTTAAGAAAGTTTGCCCCAGTAGAGTCTCGTGAAGATTCACAAGATAAAGTGTCTGGAAGAATTCCTGTTGTTGCATACGATATGGATACAGTTGCGGATATTGGCCTAATCAAGCTAGATGCTTTGGGACTTAAGACATTGTCTGTAATCTCGGACACACTAAAATCAATTAAGGAAAGAACAGGTAAAGAGATTGACCTTTCAAAACTTTCACTTGATGATCCAAAGGTTTATCAGATGCTCAGTGATGGGTATACAAAGGGAGTTTTTCAAGCAGAAGCAACCCCATACACAAACTTATTAATTAAGATGGGTGTAGACAACTTTGAAGATCTTGCTGCTTCCAATGCTCTTGTGAGACCAGGTGCGATGAATACAGTAGGTGCTTCCTATATAAATAGAAAAAATGGAAATGAGGCAGTTGACTTTAGCCACACTATCATGAAGCCGTTTACCGAGAACACATATGGTGTTATTATATATCAAGAGCAAGTTATGCAGGCATGCGTACACTTGGGTGGTATGACTTGGGCAGAGGCTGATAAGGTCCGCAAGATTATTGGAAAGAAAAAAGATGCAAAAGAATTTGACCAGTTCAAGGATAAGTTTGTTACTGGGGCTTCAGAACACATTACTAAGAAAAAAGCAGAAACGCTTTGGCACGATTTTGAAGCGCATGCTGGTTATTCTTTTAACCGTTCCCATGCTGTTGCTTACTCTATGCTTAGTTACTATACTGCTTGGCTTAAGTTTTATTATCCACTTGAGTTCATGTTTTCAATTCTTAAAAATGAAAATGACAAAGACGCAAGAACAGAATATTTGATTGAGTCAAAAAGACTTGGCCTTAAGGTATTGCTTCCACATATTAATGAATCAGAGCTATACTTTTCATTACAAAAAGATTCTATTCGATTTGGTTTAGCTGAAGTAAAGTTTATTTCAGATAGCATTGCAAACAAAATAATAGAAAGAAGACCTTACAGTGATTATGCTGATTTTATTGAGAAGGCATCGAAAAAAGGTTCTGGCATTAATAGCCGTGCTGTTACTGCTCTTAACGCCATCGGCGGTGCTGCGTTCCCTGATAACAAAAGGCAAGGAAATGAAAAAGACAATTACTACGAATACTTAGGAATACCAACATTTAATCTTGAGGGCATTCCCCCTAGAATTAAAGCTCAGGCTAGACCAATCAATGAGTTTGATGGCCTAGGTTCGTTTGTTATGTTTGGAATGGTTAAGTCTATTAAGCGAGGTAATGGCTGGGCTAGAGTTGAGCTTGTTGATGAAAGCGGAACAGTTGGATTATTTCACACAGAACAAACTCAAATTGAAACAAATCAAATGTATTTTATTCTAGTAGGAGATAATCGTATTGCTAGATACATTAAGGTTTCTGACATTGATCCAAAATCAGATGATCTATTTGTTGATTACCTATATAGAAAAGAATATGATCTTGAAGAAGATGAGTATATTGTGGTAAACTTTACTCCATATACTACAAAAGCTGGAAAACAGATGAGTCATATTGTTTTGTCTAATAAGAAAAAAGAGCTTACTAGAGCTATTGCTTTTCCAGCTCTGTATAAAATGACTCTTGCAAAAATGCGAGAGGGAATGAAGTGCAAGGTTGTGTTATCTAAACTAGATGACGGAACATTAAGTATAAAGGAGATAAAATGACAGAAGAAGTAAAAGTTTCTACAGCAGAAGAAGTTTTTGGTTCGCTCAGCGTTCCTAAAATTCTAATTGCTACCTTGCAAATGCTGGGAGAAATCGTTGTTCCAACAGATTTATTTTTAAATGCAGGAACAGAAGATCAAGAGCTTGAGGTTGATTATAATTCTGATAATCAAACATTTACATTTAAGTTAAAGGAAAATAATGTACGAGAAGAAAATATCTAAAAAAATATTGGGTAGACATAAGCCAGAAGAGATTAGACATAAGCCAGAAGAAAGTAGACATAAGCCAGAAGAGCGTAGACATAAGCCAGAAGAGCCTAGAATGGTTACTGATTATGGCCTAGACGCACTTGCTGCAATATTGCATGAAAATGCAATTGAAAAAGGATTCTGGGATGGACCTAAAAATTTCGATGTCGTTGGAAATAAGATTGCTCTTATTCATTCAGAGGCAACAGAAGTTCTTGAGGCAGTTAGAAAAAACAAAGGGTCTGAATCTATTGTTGAAGAAATGTCAGACATTTTAATTAGAACTCTTGATCTATATGCAGCCATGAGAAACGCTGGCTTTGTAACAGATAGTTTGGATGAAATATTATCAAATAAAATGAATAAGAATAGGTCACGTCCAAAGCTTCACGGCAATTTGTTTTAATGATATACTATAACAAAGAGAGAAATCAATGACTATAACAATAGATAATATTCTAGCAGGACTAGATCCAAAAACAAGAGCACGAGTTCAATCTGCACAAAATGTAAAAGTTGAAAAACAAGTAACTCCCAGCATAGGCCTTAATATGGCTTTAAAAGGTGGTCTTGGATATGGCAGACAAGTACTTGTATGGGGAAATAAATCTGCTGGCAAGTCTTCGTTTTGTTTGCAGATGATAGCCCTTGCACAGCAAGAAGGCAAAATATGCGCTTGGATTGATGCAGAAGCATCATATGATCAGTCGTGGGCAGAGAGTTTAGGAGTAGATTCTTCTTCCCTTATTTACTCACCAGCAAAAACTGTTAATGATATGGTTGATGTTGCAACAAAGCTAATGGATGCTGGTGTTGATATTATAGTTGTTGATTCAATCTCTGCGTTATTGCCAGCAATTTATTTTGAAAAAGACGGAAATGAAATGAAAAATTTGCAAGACACAAAGCAAATCGGAGCAGAAGCAAAGGATATGACTCATGCAGTCAAAATGTTAAATTATGCAAACAAAAACACACTATTGGTTCTCATCTCACAGCAAAGAAATCAGTTTGGATCTATGCATGCCTCCCACATCCCGACAGGAGGTATGGCAGTTAAGTTCTTCTCTTCCACTGTCATTAAATTATGGTCTTCAGAAGCTGAAGCTAATGCGATTAAAGCGGGCATTAAAGTTGGTGACAAGATCATTGAACAAAGAGTTGGCAGGCCAGTCAATTGGATTATTGATTACAACAAGCTCGGCCCCCCTAATCTTTCAGGACAGTATGACTTCTACTATCAAGGAGAATCATTAGGGGTTGACAGAGTTGGAGAAACCCTTGATGTCGCAGAAATGGTGGGAGCTGTTGAAAAAGGCGGAGCATGGTATACAGTTAATGGAGAAAGACTACAGGGCAGAACAAAAGCAGTTGCTTATCTTAGAGACAATCCAGAAGTTGTAGGCAAACTAATTGGAGAAATAAATGCCAAATCTTAATGAGTTTTTGAATAAAGAAACAAAGGTAGCAAACGATTCTACATTTGAAGATCTTCCAGGAACAAGACCTTGCTCCAAATGTGAGATTGATGTAGATGGTGGGCTGTGGGATCCTAAGAATTTAATAATGAAATGGACGTGTCCGTCTGGACACGAGACTGTACACAGGGTTGGATAATATTAAAATGGATAAGCTTGTTGTTGCCCCTCAAATTGTTGTTTATAAAAACATTTTTAAAAACTCTAAGGAACTTATAGAAAGTCTTGATATAGATAGAGAAGATTCTCTGTTTGATGGGTGGAGACAGTGGTATCAGCAAGGTTTTAGAAAAGATGTGGTCTTTGATTTAAATGAAAATTACCCAGAGACACAGGAGTCTTTATACTTAAAAGAAGCCTGTGAAATTGTAAACTTTATTAGACAAGACTATTTTGATGATTTTGAAAAAGATAAGGGTGTTTGGCCTACGTTTATTAATAATTGGGATACTTTAAAAAAAACACAAGACATATTTTATTTAGACTACTTCAGATATGTAAAAGAACAAAATCATTACTCTGATGAAAAACTATTAATGGAATACCATGTAGATGAATTTCCAGTAGTAAACGAAGCTAAGACAAGAAGGCATGTTGTAACTATTAACTTTTATTTAAATAACGAATACACTGGAGGAGAGATATCCGCATATGACGCTATCTCAAATAAGATCTATACATATAAGCCACAACCAGGTGATGCGGTTGTAATGCCATCAACCGAGCCTTTCTATCATGGAGTAAAGGGATTTAAAGATGCAGACAGGTATTTTTTAAGATCATTTATAGATTATAGAATGGACTCTGAAGAAGAATGGGTTGCTAAATATAAACTAAACCAGCCTGACAGACATGAAGAAGTGCAGCAGCATGAAGACGACTACGTTTCAAAAGACTTGCAGATGATAACAGTGTATTCAGCAGAAGAAGTTATAGTTGGTAATTGATTTGTCAGAGAGATCAGAAGTTAAAAGAGACGGTGCTAAGGCTCAAAAAAATAGTGGTAGGGGAGACTATCAAAAGGGTGACGCACAGTGGAAACAATTTGTTGTTGATTATAAAGAAGCGTCTTCATCATTTACTTTAAATAAACAAGTTTGGTCTAAAATATGCACAGACACATTTAAAGTTAATAGGGATATGCATCCAGCCCTAAAGATAATAATAGGAAATGAATCTAAGGTCAGACTTGGTATAATAGAGTGGACAGTTCTAGAAGAATTAATAGAGTTTTGGGAGAAAAATAATGTATGAACTAGATGTATATAAAGATAACAGCAGAATGCCAAGTGCAAAAATAAGACAGCTTAAAACAAAAAGAGACTGGATGCACGAAGTTACTTATAACTGTACGCCAGTCACATTGATGAACACACTTGGATACGGTATATATTTTGAAGAAGACATAGCATTTTCTTGGGATGGAGATAGAAAAAATCCAGCAGAGGCAACTATAGGTAAGGACCTAGTATGGTCTGGAAGAGGAGAGGGAACTGTAAGCTTTAATACAAATCTTATATTTAAAACAGATAAAGATGTTAGCATGCTTACACTTCCAGTCCCAAATCAATTTATTGAAGGGGCAGAGGTTATATCTACTATATTATCTACATCTTTATTTACAGGAGCATTTCCAATAGTATGGAAGCTGCACCATCCGAACAAAGAATATTTTGTTCCAGCAGGTACAAACATAGCTTGCTTGCTACCAATTTCAGTAGCTCAATTTCAAAATTCAAATATAAATGTAATAAATAAAATTTTTGATCCATCAAAAAGAATTCAAGATAGACCAGAGTATCTTAAAAAAATTCAAGAGTACGTCGAGCAAGGGAAAAGAATTAGAATGTATAAAAAGGCCATTAATGAAAATGGTGAAAAAATTGGTGAGCATGAAGTTGAAAATTTAACAATGAATGTGACATATAAAAATGACTAGTTTATTTTTTGGAATTATGATAGGATTCTCTATAGGCTATCCATTAGGATTATTTATAGATCAACTAGACAAAAGGATTAAGAATGACAGAGGATAAAAATACGCTTCAGCTAATTAGCGACATTACAGAGTTTAATGATCTTCATGAGTACATGCAAGACGAGCATCTGGATAAAGCACTTGCTATAGTTGTTAAAATATTAATGAATCCCGAAGTTCCTTCTGCAAAAGCCCCTATGCTTATAATGGAACTTCAAGCAATGTCTACTAAGTTTGCTGTTATGGCTTCAGTTTATTCTACTATTGCCAAAGACAAAGCTGGAACAATAAACAATAATAAGAAGAACGTATACTATTCTGTAAAGGAGTCCATAGACAAGCTTGTAGATGCACTTAAGTATGTCGTTAGGTACAACTAATAAATGGGTAGAGATATAGTAAAGAACCTTAAATTTAAAAAACATACTGGTAAACATTTTGATCCAGAAAGATTTGCTCAGCTGCTCGACGAGTCTTATCGTAATACTAAACGTGCTGACGGAGAGATGACAAAGAAATCATTTAGCCCAAGCTCCCTGGGATATGGACACGGAAGATGTCCTAGATATTGGTACATGGCTTTTTCTGGAGCAGTATTTATTGATGAAAATGATGCTGTTGCCGTAGCAAACATGGCACAGGGAACTCAAGCTCATGAAAGACTTCAAAATCTTATTTCTACTATGCCAGAGTGGAGAGCGGAAGAAGAAGAAATTGTTAATGAATACCCACCAATCAGAGGCTTTATAGATCTTATCATGGAGTATGATGGCGAAACCGTTATAGGTGAAATCAAAACAGCTAAGCAAGAAGTATGGGATACACGCCAATCAGAGATGAAGTCCTCGGCAAACCACATGCTTCAGCTACTCACTTATATGAAATTAAAGAACGCAAAAGAAGGATTCTTTTTATATGAGAATAAAAATACACAGGAAATATTAATTATTCCAATCTCAATGAATGAAAAGAATAAAAAAATTATTGAGGATGCATTTTTGTGGATGCAAGAAGTATATGATAATTTTAAAGACGGGGATCTACCAATGAGACCCGCAGGATCTACAAAGTCAAAAATGCCATGCACGTACTGTCCAATTAAAAAAGAGTGTTATTCAAAAGAAACTCCTTTGGGAACTGTTCAAATTGAGCTGTTTGAGGTACCAAGCATATGATTTGTGTAAACTCAGAATGTAAAAAAGATTTTAATCCTAAAACACATAATCAAAAGTACTGCTCTGATGAATGTTGCAGAATAGCAACAAACAAAAGAATTATGGAAAAATATTATGAAAAAAAAGCAATAAAAAATGGAGCTGTTAGAAGTTGTAAAAAATGCAAAGCAGAACTTAGCAGATACAATAGCGAAAATGTTTGCTCAATCTGTCAAAAAAATAACTATAAAAAATCTAAGGATCTTCTCTCGGAGATAATAAATGAAATTAGCTAGCTTAGTTAAAACAAAAGCTCACAGGGTTTTGGGTATAGATGCCTCAACAAATTCAATAGCCTTTTGCTTAATGGAAAATGATGTTCCTTTAAAATGGGGCAAGGTAAACCTATCTGGCGAAGACATCTATGAAAAAATACATGATGCAAAAAATAAAATGTCATTAATGTTAGATGAATTAAAGTCTGATTACATAGCAGTAGAAGGCGCAGTACTTGTCAGATCACCAGACGCTGTGATAAAATTGTCTTACGTATATGGAGTCGTTATTGCTGAACTTATGTCTACTGGCGCAAAGGTTATTACAATTAGCCCGTCCGCTTGGCAGGCATACATAGGCAACAAGAACCCTACTAAAGATGAAAAGTCCGCAATAAGGCTGGCTAATCCAGGCTATGCAGATTCATGGTATAAAAATCAGCTACGTAATATGAGGAAGCAGAGAACTGCTGACTACTTTAATAAGAAATATGGTTTACAAATTGTGGATTTTGATGTTGCAGATAGCTTTGGTATTGCACATTATAGTAACCAGGTGCTTACAAAACGATGAAGTTGTATCAGAGTAAAGACTGGCTATATAGAAGATATGTAGTTCAAAAGAAAAATGTGACAGAGATTGCTAAAGAGTGTAATGTGTCTGCTATGACTATACAGAGATATTTAGAAAAATTTAATTTGATGAGGAAATAATGTTAGATCGTAATTTATTAATAAATCATCCAGAACCAGAGAAAATACAATGGCTAAGGATTAGTAAAGAAGATTATATTGAAATTGAAAAAGTTGCAACTGACAATGTTGTTTTTTTTGATCCGTTTGTTATTGATAATTTTTTTAATGAGAATGATTTTGAAGAGCTAAAAGAATATTTATTTAATAAAGACAAATCAAAATTTGAATATCAAGAGAATATGAAGAAGTTAGAAAAAGTTGTTGATCTGCCAGAAAAATTTGTTGATATAGCAACTAAAAAACTAAAGAGTATTTTAAATACAGAAGATTTAGTAATGACTCATTCAAGATTTGCACATCATCAAATATCTAAAGATAAAGAAAAGCCAAATGTTTATTTTCATATAGATAGATCTCCAGGAACTTACATGGTAAACATACATATAGATGGCAATAAGGAATGGGGATTTGTTGTAAACGATAAAGAGTTTTTTACAAAACCCTCACAATCAATTTTGTGTCAGCCAGAATTTGATTTCCACTATAGACCTGAGTGGATAGGCGATGATGAAAATGAATATCATCAAGCTTTATTTTTATTTTTTGTAAATAAAAATCATTGGTCAATAAGTAAAGATAATTTAGAACAGACTAGGTCTGATTATTTAAATAATAAATATAATTTTGGAAAAGATTTTAAAAATTCAAAAGAGTTAAAAGGCTTTGCAGATCAAAAATTTGAAATGTTTTTTAAATATTATAAAGAATTAAATAAAGATTTATTAAAAAAAACTAACCCAGGATTTGGAAAAAAACAATGACACTTAAATCATACCCAAACAAAGAAGGCGGATACCAGGCTTGGATAACTGACCTTCAGCTAATTTCAACATCTGCTCCATCAGGGCATAATATTATTGTAGAATGCTTAGAGATAGCAGAAATGTTAATTAAAAAGAATATATCATACGGAAACTCTGCCATCGAACCAATTCGTATATTTTCAAAGGCGGACTCAAAAGAACAGATTCGTGTACGTATTGATGACAAGATTAATAGAATTCAAAATGATCAGGCTTTCCCAGGAGACAATGACATTGACGATTTAATAGGCTATTTAATTTTATTAAAAATTGCAAATAAATCTTAGTCAACTAAAACGTGGTATAATAATTATATGACAGAATTAGAGCCAGCAGTTCATTTTGACCGTATGAATAAAGTTGTTCAGGAATTGCTTAAGGGCAACTCAGCAACCCAGATAGCCACACTAACAGGTTTCTCAAGAAAAGAAGTTTTAGAATATGTAGATGAGTGGAAATCTGTTGTTCATAATGATCAAAACATGCGTGACAGAGCAAGAGAGGCTATCTCTGGTGCTGACGAACATTATGCAATGCTCATCAAAGAAGCCTGGAAAACTGTTGAAGATGCGGACACACAAGGCCAGCTAAACGTTAAAGCTGGAGCCCTTAAGCTTATAGCAGACATAGAGACAAAAAGAATTGCAATGCTTCAGTCAGTAGGAGTTTTAGAAAACTCACAGCTTGCATCTCAGATTGCAGAAACAGAAAGAAAGCAAGAGCTCCTTGTTGGCATTCTAAAAGAAGTTACCGCTGGATGCCCTAAGTGCAAGATGGAAGTTGCAAAACGTTTGTCTCAAATAACTGGTATAGTTGAATCTATAAAAATTGAAGATGCAGAGGTTATAACTAATGTTCAATAAAGATGGCTTTGAAGAAATTGGTAAAAACATATATGTATATAATAACTTTTTATCAAATGAAGAGTGCGATTTAATAGTTGAAGATATTTTAAAATTAAACGAAGATGATTGGGCTATACCACCACAGTCAACTGCTAAAGGATATTTTGGAACAATTAAGCCGATAGAATCAATATTAGACATAAGAAAAAAAATTATTCCTTTACTTACAGAAGAAAATTATTTTAAATTTGTAGGCAGAGGTAAAAAATTACTTAAGGGCTCATCTACAAGAACTCACACAGATATTTTTCAATATCAAGATGTAGCTGACAAATCGAATGAATATGTTGAAGGACAAGATTTTGATAGAGCAGACCTAGTAACATATGGCATTATATTATATTTTAATGAATTTGAAGGCGGTGAAATTTTTTATCCAAACCAAGGTGGTTTACAGTATAAGCCAAAAAAGGGTGATCTTTTAATACATGGCGCAGAAGAAGAATGCAGGCATGGAGTAAAAGAAGTTCTAAGCGATGTTCGTTATTTTTCGGTAGGAATTTTTTTTAATCATGTTAAAGTTCCAAAAGGATATGATTTTAAATACACCATTAAAGATGAAACTGCAGGATAAATATGCCATTTGATTTTTCTGATTTAATTGATATTTTAGATGGTGAAGAGTTTGAAGAAAAGCCAGTAGACTTAAGAACATTTGTAAATGATCCAAACTATTTAGGCCTTCCTCCGCTATCTGATTATCAGTATATATTGATAGAAAAAAGCTCTCAGATATATAAAGAGTCTACATTAAAAAAATTATTTGGAGAAGATGAGGGTGCAGTTAGGTTTAAACAAACTGCCAATGAAGTAGTTGCTCAGCTAGGTAAAGGTTCAGGAAAAGATTACTGCTCAACCATTGCAGTTGCTTATATAGTGTATTTACTATTATGCTTAAAAGACCCAGCAACATATTATGGCAAACCACCAGGAGATTCAATTGATATTATCAATATTGCTATTAACTCGCAGCAAGCAACAAACGTATTCTTTAAAGGTTTTAAAAGCCGCATCGATAAGTCTCCATGGTTTATAGGTAAATATTATTCAAAAGCTTCTGAAATTCAATTCAGTAAAGCTATAACAGTACACTCAGGTCACTCAGAAAGAGAAGCTTGGGAGGGATACAATGTTATTGTTGTAATCCTTGATGAAATTTCTGGATTTGCAATTGAAAATACTACTGGGCACGATCAAGCAAAAACTGGTAGTGCGGTATATGACATGTACAGGGCCTCAGTAGATTCACGTTTTCCAGACTTTGGAAAAGTAATCTTACTATCATTTCCCAGATTTAAAAATGACTATATACAGCAAAGATACGATGCTGTTGTTGGAGAAAAAGAAACTGTAGTTAGAGAGCATAAATTTAAAATGTATGATGGGCTGCCAGATAATACAGACGGAAATGAGTTTAAAATTCAATGGGAAGAAGATCATATTTTGTCTTATAAGATTCCTAAAGTTTATGCATTAAAACGCCCAACCTGGGAAGTGAACCCAGTTAGAAAGATTGATGATTTTAAAACTGCTTTTTATACCAACCCCTCGGACGCTCTTTCAAGATTTGCCTGCATGCCACCAGATGCTGTTGATGCATTTTTTAAGTCAAGAGAAAAGGTTGAAAAGGCTTTCAATGTGGGCGCTATAGCAGTCGACAACTTTGGCAGATTAGAAGAGTGGTTTATACCAGATCCAGATAAAAAGTATTACATACATGTAGACTTAGCACAAAAACATGACCATTGTGCAGTAACAATGGCACATGTAAATAAATGGGTTAACGTAAAAGTAACAGACACATACTCACAGCCTGCACCTATTGTAGAGGTAGACGCAGTCAGGTACTGGACTCCAACTCCAAACAAATCCGTTGACTTTACAGAAGTAAAAGATTATATTCTTTCTCTTAAAACAAGAGGATTTAATATAGCAGTATGTACTTTTGACAGATGGAACTCTCATGACATGATGCAACAACTAAAACAATACGGAATAAATACAGAAATTTTGTCTGTTGCCAAAAAACATTACGACGATATGGCTATGATTGTAGCTGAAGAAAGATTGATCGGTCCACATATACCTTTGCTTATAGACGAATTGTGCCAGCTTAGAATCATGAGAGACAAGGTGGATCACCCTAGAAAGGGTTCAAAAGATTTAGCGGATGCTACTTGTGGAGCTATATTCAATTCAATTAGCAGAACAAGATTTGATAACAATCAAGAAATTAATGTTCATACTTATGAATCAATGAGTTATGATAATGATTTTGGGTCCAAAGATGACCCAGATACAACATCTTATAATATGATCAGGGCACCAAGAATGCCCCAAGATTTAAGAGAAGCAATGGACAGGATGCAAATAATATGAGCGAATACCAAGAAAAAGCAAAAGAATGCAAATGCTGTAGCAAGCATGTGCCCCTACCTACCGTCCTAAGAGAATACTCTGGCATAGTTGTATGCCCAACAACATTTGCAAATATAGTAGAGTATAAAAGGATATGGGAATCGTATGGACAAAGACCCATGGGAAGCATTAGAAAACATTTTTCAGAATACGTACAGCAGATAGTAGAAAAAGAATTTGTTAAATGAATTCAGATATATGGAAAGAGTCATCTTATCCCGTAAAGAATGAAATATCTGATTGGCAAAATGTTTGTAATGAGTATGGCTTTAACTCTAAAGAATTTTCTAGCTCAGCAGATTTTTTAGCTTTAGGGTGTTCTATGACATTTGGGATAGGTGTTGAAGAAAATAAAAATTGGGCAGACATAATTTCTAAAAATGCTAATTTAAATGGACACAACCTATCAGGATGTGGGAAATCAATAATGTGGAGCATAAATAAATTTTTTTCATACGTAAACAAATTTGGTAATCCAAAATTTGTATTTTGTTTTTTCCCAGAGTTTTATAGGATTGAAATTGCTTCAAGAGCTGATCACATGATTCCAAAATACAATCATTTCCCAAAAAATAATTTAAACGAAAAAGATATTATAAGGTACGGAGTCTGGAATAAAAATAATAATAAAAATGAATTTAAAATAAATGAATCTTTAATTGCAGAAAACGTAATCCCAAAAGAAACTTCTTTTGATATATCAATTCAGTATATAAAGATGTTAGAAATGTATTGTAATTCTAACAACATAAAGCTATTTTGGACAACGTGGTCTCAAGAGGAGTCCGATTGGTTAGATTTAAATGTAGGAAATACTGAATTTAAAAATTATATATCAAACGATATGAAAAATTGGCATTGCAGAGGTGTTGATAATATGAAAGAAATTTTTTGTCAAAATGTATCTGAATGCTCTGCCGATAAGGAATGCACTTTGGGATATAGCTGTCACGAAGAGTATTTAAATGAAAAAAACTTTTATTATCCAAGGGATGCCTACACCTCACCAGCCGTACATTTTGGCTTTCATAGACAAATTCACATTGCAGAAACCTTTTTAAATGCTGTTGACGTCCCAGGGGTTTAAATGTATAATTTAGTAACTGGCGCCAGTAGCTTAGTTGGTTAAAGCCCCGAACTCATAATTCGGTAATCGTAGGTTCGAGTCCTACCTGCCGCACACCTCTGTAGCTCAGCGGAAGAGCAACAGACTTCTAATCTGTTTGTCGCTGGTTCAATTCCAGCCAGGGGTACGATACGCTGTATCACTTATATAAGGAGAAAAAATGAGCGAAGCAAAGTGCCCAGTAACTGGGCATTCAAATAGTACAAATGCAACAAAGAACTCAGACTGGTGGCCTAATCAGCTAGATCTTTCTGGACTTAGAAAGCATTCAGAAAAATCTAATCCAATGGGGGAAGATTTTAATTACGCTAAAGAATTTAAAACTTTAGATTTGGAAGCTGTTAAGAGTGATATCAATACACTTTTAACTACTTCACAAGAATGGTGGCCAGCAGATTACGGAAATTACGGTCCATTCTTTATTCGTATGGCGTGGCACTCTGCTGGTACATACAGAGTATCTGATGGACGTGGTGGTGCGGGAGAAGGTCTACATAGATTTGCACCACAGAACTCATGGCCAGATAACGGCAACCTAGATAAAGCCCGCCGTTTGTTGTGGCCTATCAAGCAAAAGTACGGAAAGAAAATTTCATGGGCAGACCTTATGATACTTGCAGGTAACGTTGCTCTTGAAAATATGGGATTTAAAACATATGGTTTTGGCGGTGGTCGTGAAGACGTTTGGGAGTCTGACAACACATACTGGGGAACAGAAAAAGAATGGCTTGACAATGAGCGCTACTCTGGTGATCGTGAATTAGATCAACCACTTGCCGCAGTTCAAATGGGTCTGATTTATGTAAACCCTGAAGGTCCAGATGGAAACCCAGACCCACTTCTTTCTGCTAGAGACATTCGTGAAACATTTGCTCGCATGGCGATGAATGATGAAGAAACGGTTGCGCTTATTGCAGGAGGACACGCATTTGGTAAAGCACATGGCGCAGGAGACAAGGCTCACGTTGGCCCTGAACCAGAGGCTGCACCTATTGAAGAACTTGGTCTTGGATGGAAGAATTCGTTTGGCAAGGGTAATGCAGAAGATACAATTACAAGTGGTATTGAAGGTGCATGGACTGCAACACCAACTAAGTGGGACAACTCATATCTAGATTTACTATTTAAGTATGATTGGAAGCAAACAAAGTCACCCGCTGGTGCAATACAATGGATTCCAACAGATGAGTCTGCTGCTAATTTAGTTCCAGATGCACATATTGAGGGTAAGTTTCATGCTCCAGTTATGACAACTGCAGATCTTGCACTACGATTTGATCCAGAGTATGAAAAGATTTCAAGAAAATTTATTGAAGATTTTTCATACTTTTCACTTCAGTTTGCCCGTGCTTGGTTTAAGCTAACTCATAGAGATATGGGGCCACACAGCAGATATCTTGGAAGCGAAGTTCCGCAAGAGCAGATGATCTGGCAAGATCCAGTTAGCAATACAACAAAAAATGGTCTGACACGAGAAGAAGCTGATACAATTAAAGACAGAATATCTTCTTCTGGACTTTCAATTTCTGATTTAGTAACCACTGCTTGGGCTTCAGCATCAACATTTCGCAAAACAGATAAACGTGGTGGAGCTAATGGTGCAAGAATTCTTCTTGAGCCACAACGCTCTTGGGCAGTAAATGATAAAGAATCTATTGATAGAGTTGTTACTGTTTTAAATCCTATTAAAACAGAATTTAATGTATCTCTTGCAGACCTTATTATTTTTGCTGGCTCTATAGGAATTGAGATGGCAGCAAAAAATTCAGGGTTTAATTTAAATATAGCAACCCCTGAAGAAAATTCAAATGGAATTAAATGGGGCAGAGGAGATGCAACTCAGGAACAAACAGATGTTGATTCTTTTGCAGTTCTTGAACCAAAATTTGATGCATTTAGAAACTACATTGATCCAAGCATTACTGCCCCAGAAGAAGTGCTGCTAGTGGAAAAATCCAGACTGCTTGGATTAACGCCAGTAGAGATGGTACTACTACTATCTGGTATGAGAATGCTAAGCAATGACAAATTAGACAATAGCTATTTGATTAAACTATTGTCTTTTATTAATGCTAATGAAGCAACAAATATTCCTCGTGTAGATCTAATTATTGCCTCTAACTCAGAGCTTAGAGCGATTGCAGAAGTATACGCATCAAATGATGGCAATCAAAAATTTGTTCATGATTTTATTTCAGCATGGACAAAGGTAATGAATGCCGATCTATTTATTAAGGAGAAAAAGTAAATGAGAAGTGCAATGTTTTATCTATTACATTCAACAGCAATTGTTGGGCTAATGATTGGCTCTTACTTTTATGGAGCAAAGCAAGCATTAAGTAATGTAAAAGAGCACAAGTCTTTAGGCAAAAAATCTTTATGACATGGGTTGATCAATTAAAAGAATATCTTCCAGAATACGCAAAGGATATAAGATCAAACCTAGATGCAGTAATTAATGGTTCAGAAATTGATCCAGAGTACGGGCTGCATTTGTCTATTGCATCTGCTTTTTCTGCAGGAAATGTAGATCTTCTTAATTTTATTGTAGAAAAATCTACAAATGAAATAGAAAGAGACGCCGCTCTTGGAGCAGGAGCAATTATGGCCCAAAATAATATTTGGTATCCATACAATAGAGAATCTCGTGATCAAGAGTTTAGAAATGTTAATGGGCAGCTTAGAATGAATACTGTATCTTCTCAGGGAGGTACTTCAAAAGATAAATTTGAAGCTTATTGTCTTGCAGCATCAATAGTTGCTCAATGCAATTATTCTATTTCTAGACATTTTGATGTTCTTAAGGGTGAAGGTTACACTTACGAGCAATTGCGTGATATTGGTAGAATTGCAGCAACAATTAATTCTATATCAAAAATATTTAAAGCATAAATATTCTCCTGGGTATGAGAAAAACTGCCTAATGTTCCTATAGCTCAGCTGGTAGAGCAGCAGACTTTTAATCTGCGGGTCGATGGTTCGATACCATCTGGGGACACATATGATAGAATTAAGTTATGACTAGAAAAATATTAATAATTGGGGATTCCCATTCAGCAAAACTTTCATTCGGGCTTCATAGTTTTTTACAAAAAAATTCATCAGATGACATAAGGCAAGATTCAGATCATCAATACAGAACAAAGTACATAGACAAGCTTGGAAATAGTGTATGGATGGAAGACTCACTTGTAACATATAAAAATGAATCTTTACATTTTTATATATCTTGTCACCCAGGAAGGTCTGCTTTACATTTTGATTTTGAAAATTTTGCAAGTGGAAGCCAAAAAGAAATGCTAAGCAATTGGAATGAAGAAGGCAACATAATAATGCCGTGGTTTGGCTATATAGATATAAGAAATTGGTTGCCACAAACAGGATTAAAAAGTTATGTCGATGTTCCAGGAGTTGTTTCTAGATATATTGACAACGCTTTAAGTAAATTTAGTAAAGCTAAGGTTGTATTTATTGAGCCTATGCCTCAATTTATATGTATAGTTACAAGCAAGTTTAGATTTTTTCATACCGACCCAGCTATAGAATTTGAAGATAGACATGAATTCCACCTGATGTTTGTAGAGGAGCTAAAAAAGCAATGTTTAGAAAAAGGCCTGGCAGAACCAATAAACATTAGAGATATTTTAGGAACTGACATGATAGAGCCATGGATGCAGCCAAAAAAACCAATTAATTATCTTTTAAACGATCATCTTTTGCCAGAACATTATACAAAAATTTTAAAATACATATATGAAAATGTTGGGGTCTAGTATAAAAATCATAAAAATGGTATACTAAAATTATGGATATCACAACAAGCAATGAAATAATGAAAGACATCGTCGTAGTAACTGGTGCTTCTCGTGGAATTGGTAGAGCAACTGCAATACTGCTTGCTGAAAATGGATATCATGTAATTGCAGTTGCAAGAAATAAGAAAATGCTTGAAGAAATTGAAAGCCATAATATAGAGATTTATGTTGTAGATATAACACAGGACGATCAAGTTTATCATTTTTGTCAAAAACTTATAGGAAGAAATGTAGTTGCATTAATAAACAATGCAGGTGGAAAAGTTGGTTTTTCTGATAACATATTAGAGGATGATATAGAAAATTGGTCAAAAACATTTGATTTGAATGTAACAGCTGTTGCAAACATAACAAAACAAATTGTTCCAATTATAGAAAATAGTGGTGGAGGAAATGTTGTTGTTGTAACAGCAATTCAAGGTCATTTTGCTTATAAAGGTGGAAGCATTTATAATATTGCAAAACATGCAGAGGTTGCCCTTACTGAAATTTTAAGATCTCAGTTAGGTAATAAAAATATTAGAGTTACTGAGATAGTACCTGGTCGTACTTATAATCATCACTATAAAGATGAAGCAAAAGACGTATTGAGCCCAGAAGATGTGGCTGAATCAATTAGGTGGTCCATAATGGCACCAAAACATGTTAATATAGAAAAAATATATCTATCACATGTTAATCCAATTAGAAAATAGGAGAAATAAAATGGCAGCAGAACAAGGAACAGCAGCAAGATTAGTAGAAGTAGCTCTAGCAGAAGTTGGAACTATTGAGGGTCCTAAAGATAATGAAACAAAGTATGGTAAGTTTACAAAGGCAAACTTTCAACCATGGTGTGGTTCATTTGTTATGTGGTGTGCAGATCAAGCAGGTGTAAAAGTTCCAAACACAGTATACACACCAGCAGGGGCACAAGCATTCATTAAAGCAGGAGCATGGCAGATGGCAGAAGTAGCAACACCAGAAGTTGGAGACATTGCTTATTTTGATTTCCCATCAGATGGCGTCGATAGAATTTCTCACGTAGGAATTGTTGTTGGAGTAAATGCAGACGGCACAGTAGATGTCGTAGAAGGAAATACATCTTCAGACAAAAAGGGAGATCAAAGAAATGGCGGAGAATGTTGCCTAAAGAATCGTGCATACAAGAAGAAGAACGGATCAAAGCTTCGCAGAAGTCAGGTCGTAGGCATTGTAGGATTTGGAAGACCAGCATTTGGAAAGCCTGTAAAGAAAGCAGCACCAGTTAAGAAAGCTGCAGTAAAGAAGAAGTAATGTACGAATACTACGTTAAAAAAGTAGAAGCCGTAGTTGATGGAGACACAATTGATGTCCTCATCGACCTTGGTTTTGATATCTTATTTTCTTCAAGAGTAAGACTTGCGGGAATAGATACCCCAGAATCTAGAACAAAAGATTTAGCAGAAAAGAAGCTTGGGCTTGAAGCAAAAGAATACCTTAAGTCTAAATTAAAAGATGCTAAGGACATTAAGATTAAAACAGAAAAAATGGATTCTTCTGAAAAGTACGGAAGAATACTTGGTTGGCTATTTGTTGATGATCAAAAGCTTTCTATAAATGAGCAAATGATTACAGACGGGCATGCCTGGGGATACCTAGGAGATACTAAAGTAAAAGACTTCGATGCTTTGGCTAAAGCGAGGAAAAAGAGCGGTAAGTAATGCCAGTATACGAATACAAGTGCTCATATGATGATGCACATCCAACAATGTCAACGCATAGATCAATTAAGGATGAAGATCCAGGCTATACATGTGTTGAATGCGAGGCAGGAATGACAAGACACTTTACACCATTTGGCATACAGTTTAAAGGTAATGGCTTTTATAAGACAGATAATCCTAATTAGGGTATAATAGATTATAGATTTATATCCCCACAGGAGGAAATATGATACGTACTAGAAATTTAACTTTAACATCAACAGCTCAAGAAATAACCATTGATGACTCTATAGATACCCCAAATACAATATCTGTACAGAATACTGATGCTACCGCCGCAATTTATATCGGCAATGAATCAGTTACATCATCTAATTACGGAATTAAATTATCGGCTGGACAAATCTGGAGTGCAGACTTAGCACCCAATGATCAGATTTATGCAGTTGGAACATCAACAGTAGCAGTATTAATTTTGGAGCGCTAATATGCCATTTACATTTACATCAACAGGTGGATCTGGTAATGGATTGCCAGGAAAAGATTCTAGGTTCCTTGGAACATGGAGTAGCGTAACAGCATTTCTTGCAGTTTATCAGGGAGGTCCAGTAGGTTTAGCAGATGCTGACTGGTGGGCTTTTGTAAAAGATAATACTAACCCAAATAAAGTTTATGTAGTTCGTGAAGATGCTAATTCTGCAACTGGTTGGGTTATCGATGATAATGAGCACCTTGTTTTTTACACAGGACAAGATGGACAATACCCAAACTACCTAGGAGAATATAACAACGGTGCTTCATATCCAGTCGGTGGAATTGTAAGTATTCCAGTTGGCAGTCCTTATGGAAATCCAGGACAATTATTTATAAGATCTGGAAACCCAGGAAATCCAGGCTATCCACCAGGAACTCCATCCTGGACAGAGTATACAAATGGACTTGTAGTTGCAGGTCTTCCTGCATACTTGCCATTAAAATCATTTCAAGAAGCAAGCAATTATAACCTTGACTACGGATACTTTAATCACGCTACAATGGGAGCATCAATTGGAATTGCAAGAACTCCACAAGTAGATGCTTACATGAATTACGCTATAACAGCAGGTGTTCCACAGTCTTGGACATTTAAATCTTTTGGAGAGCATGCAAGTTTTACACTAACATTAGGTGTTCCTTATCCAAACGTTGCTGTAGATAAAGAAGTTTGGTGTTTAAATTATACTGAAACTGCTTACAATGCTATCTCATCTGGTCTTACCAATAATAATGAGTATGGTTTGTTTTTAACTAAGACTGGCGCATTATCTTAAACTAAGTTCTGCTATAATTACTAAGTAAGCAAAAATATTGCATTACTTTGGAGATCCTTAGTTGACTAGAAAGATTCAATACTTTTTAACCAGCCTGTTTATTGTGGGCTGGCTTTTTCTTTTCGGGCCAAGTGTTGCCCATGGCGATGAAGTTCCAGCACCTTCCGAACAAGTTGTAGTAAGTCCCGCACAGGCCGCAGTCAATACAGCGCTTGCAACAGCAACCACAGAAGTAGCCCAAGCAGCACAAGCCTCAGATACATCAACAGCAACTATTGCGACTGCAGTACAGGCAGTAACAACATCTAACACAGCCGTAGCAGCAGCAACTACTGCAGTCACAGCAGCCACTACTGCCGTAGCAGAAGTATCAAATGTTTCCACAGTTGTAGCAACAGCAACAGCAGTAACGCAAGACGTTACTACCGCAGTAACTGCCGTAACCACAGCAGTTGCAGCAATACCTGTAACTGCAACAACACAAACCCCAGAGGTTGCTACAGCACAAGCTGTCGTTACAGCGGCAACCCCAGTAATTGAGGCCGCAACTGCAACAGTATTATCAACAGCAACTACATTAATGACTCAAACACCAACTACAGTTACACAAGTAGCAACAGCAATTGCAACAGAAGTAGCACAGGCCGCAACAGCCTCTACTGCAATACAGGCAGCACAGGCGACAATAGATACCGCAACTGCCACAGTGGCAACGGCAACCACGGCGGTAGCAGCAGTAACACCTGCACGGACAGAGGCTCAAACACAATTAACTCAAGCAAATGTAGCGATTAATAATGCACAAGATGCAGTCAATGCCTTGGCAGCAACAATTGGAACAACAACAAATGTATTAGCAAATACAGACGATGCTGGAATTAGAATGAACCTTCCATTTAATTTACAAATGGGCGGGGTTACATATAACAATGTTTATGTAAGTTCTAATGCAACAGTAACCTTTGGAGTAAATGAAGGACAAAACTACTACTCTACGCCCAATGCTCCTTCAATTTCTGTAGCAGGGTATGACTGGACTACATGGAGTAATGGATCTGGTATTACTTATTCAACAACAACTAATACTCTATCTATTGCATGGGATCTTAGAGTTTTTCCTCTCACTACTGCCGAAACACAAATGACTCAAGTTAGGTTTAATGCCGATGTTAACCCAGCAAATGGCGCATGGCAAGCAGATGTAAGTGTGACTGGACCCATTCCAAATGGCGCTAGATTTAATGTAAGAGAAACAACTGGCGGAGCAGTAACTGCTATTACTGATACAAATTCAGGTACTGGATTTAATGGAACGATAAGCCAGGGACCAGCCTTTACTCCTACACCTAATCCAGACAATGCAGCAGTACTGGCGGCAATTGATACAGCAAATGCACAAATTGCTACATTAAACTCAGCAGTTACGGCTATTGTTGCAACAAATACAGCAAATACAACAGCCGCAGCAGCAATTCCTGTAATTGCTACTGTTTCTGCAAACACTGTAACTGCATTAGCAACAGCAAACACAACATTAACTACAAAAGTAGCAGACCTTGCAATTGTTTCTACAGCTGTAGAAAAAGTAACTACTGCACCTACAATCATTGCAGAAGCGCAAACAGTAATTAATGCAGTTCCTGCACCAGCTCCACCTACACCCGCACCAGCTCCTACTCCACCAACACCAGTGCAACCACCTGTAGTGGAACCACCAGTAGTTGTTCCGCCAGTTGTTGAACCACCAGTAGTTGAACCACCTGCAGAAGAGCCACCAGTAGTTGAGCCACCTGCAGAAGAGCCACCAGTAGTTGAGCCACCTGCAGAAGAGCCACCAGTAGTTGAGCCACCTGCAGAAGAGCCACC